TAAAGGCAAACTAAGAAAATAAGATATGGCATTCAAGCAAAGAAGTAGCATAAAAAGTTTATGTTCTGGCTCTCCAGCCAAAAATTTAAGTCCACTAAATAATTACGAAAATCCAGAAACTGTAATAGACAAAAGTGGAAGTAAAATAGCTGAAGGTATAGCTGCCGGAGCATCAGCAATGGTTAAAAACGCAGTACCTAAGAAAAAGAAAAAAGAAGACGAAGAGGACAAAGAAGAATCAGTCTCTAAAGTTAAACCAAGTCCATTCAACATGGAAGGTGTAGAGAAATTAACAGGTAAAGTTGATACTTCTGATGAAAAAACAAAAAAGAAAAAAACTACAGATGGCCTTGACGCAATAAGAAATTTCAATGCTAAAAAAGAAACTAAAACAGACGGAAAAGAAGTTGTAGTAACTGCTAAAAAATTAACACCTGCAGAAGCTAAAAAACAAGCGGCTAAAAGAAAAATAAGAGAAGGTCGTAGCGAAAAAAAATCAGCACGTAAAGAAGTAAGGAAAGATAAAAGAAACAAAAGAGTTGATAAGCAAATAAAAAAACAAACTCGTAAAGGTAAAGAAGCTTTAGAAGAAGGTAAAACTAAAAAAGCAGGTGTAAAAGCTAAACGACTAGCAAGTCTTAAGGCTAGAAAAAAAAGAATAAATGACTAAAACAGATAGGACTGTGATAAACCTAAAAACAATTACATAAACAACAACAAAACAACAAACACAATGGCAAAATTTTTATCATTTAACATCGTAAACAGCGGAGCACCTACTACAGAAGGACCAGTTCTAGTAAACGTAGATCTAATTAGACACGTAAGTTACGTAACGGCAACTGGAGTACTTACTTTAGGCTTATCAGCAACGGCAACGTCAACTGTTTCATTTTTAATTAAAACAGTACAAACGGGAGCAGTAGCTATTCCAATTATAACAGCTGGAACGTCTGTTATTCAATCAGTTAATAGAGCTATGACAGCTAATCCAGGTGGTATTAAAGCTACAGTGACTCTTGGAAAAGACCAAACAACTGGAGTACCAGGTCCAGGGCAAGCGCCATTAGTTGGTAATTTACAAATGTTTGCTGCTACAGCAACGTTCACAGCTTAATGAACAAATCAAAAGGTTTTGGCGACACCGTAGAGAAATTTACAGAAGCAACCGGAATTAAAACTTTAGTTGACACAGTATCACAGGGATTAAATATTCCCTGTGGTTGTCAACAAAGAAAAGAAGCATTGAATAAAATATTACCGTATAAACAATAACTATGGCATTTATAATGAAAGGCGCACCTTATGACAACGACAATACTCCTATATATAAAATAGATATGGAAGAAGGCGTTTTAGGTAAAGCTAATGACAATGGTACTATAGTTATAAATAAAGAGCTTACAGATCCTAACCAGATTAAAGGAGTTATAGATCATGAAAAAGTACACTTAGACCAAATGGATAGAGGTGACTTATCCTATGATAACGATACGGTTACTTGGAAAGGAAAAAAATACTCTAGAGCTTCAATGAAAGAAGGGGCAAAGAATTTGCCTTGGGAAAAAGAAGCTTACAAAAATGCATAACAAAAAAACAATATTATGAGTTGGATGAAAAAACATGCTAGGAATTTACTTAGCACAATGCCTATAGATAACAAAGCTAGCGCTTTATTAAAAAAAGATAAATTATCTGGTTCAGAGAGAAAATTAAAAGCCAAAGGCATTAGTACAAGCGACTCTAAAGAAAAAGAAAAATTTAAAGAATATAAAACTAGTGGAGGCACTTTATCCCATACGCAAGCCGCTGTAATAAATTATAAAACTCCACAACAGTCTAAAGATGTTATGGATGAAAAAAGATCTAATAAAGCTGCTAAATCTAAAGCTATTCGCAATAAAGCAGAAAAAAGTGGTTTAGGTACAGAGTTTTTTGCAGACGCATCAAAAAAAATTTATAATAAAAAATAATGTGGAAAGTACTACTAGGTCTTTTAAAAGGAGGTGAAGGTAGGAAGTCTGTAGCTGGTGGTTTAGCTTGGGAAATAAGAGAAGCAATTAAAGGGAAAGAATTAGATCCTGAAAAATTAATAGAACTTCAAACCAAAATAAACCTAGCTGAAGCTTCACATCGAACTTTATTCGTTGCCGGATGGCGACCGTTTATAGGTTGGATATGCGGCTTTGCATTAGCTTACAACTTTGTTATTAGAGATTTATTTATATGGATAACTAATGCAACTGATGTTCCACCGCCACTACAAATGGAACACTTAATGACGGTATTACTCGGTATGCTTGGATTAGGTGGACTTAGAACTTATGAAAAAATAAAAGATAAAGTAAAATAAAAAAGATATGTTTCCAAAAAATATTACAACAAACGCAACGCACGCTGTAAACGTGTTATTAGTAGGAACTTTACGTTCTCAAGGAGCTTTATTAGCTGCGCAAGTTAATAATTTTGCTAATTTACCAGCAAGCAAAGAGGTTATAGTTACAGCATCTGGAGGAACTTTTTTAGGTTCTGCTTTTGCTACTACAAGAGGTCCTGGTACAGGCGAACAAAACAATGCTACAGGAGCTCAATACGCTATAAGAACAAATGCCGCTGGTGCTGTTGATAGAATACAAGTGGTACAATCACGACCAAATGGGTCGATTCAAGGCGCTGCGGTAGCGGCTGCTCCATTTAATCCAGGATCTGGTCCTAATATGGCTGTAGTAGGTCAAACTATATTATTTGATGCAGCTACAATGACAGCTGCTTTTGGAGTTCAAGCTCCAGCTATAACAGGATTATCTACAGTTACATTAAGAGCTGTAGACCTTCAAGCTCCATTTAGTGGAGCCGCTGCAGGAACAGATGGTATATATGAAGCAGAAGGTGGTTCTTGCTCCGTGTATGTTGGTGCTGGAACAGGTATTAAAGTAGAATTAGTAAGTGCTCCACCAAATCAAACGATAACAATTACAGCAGTTCCTGGAACTGTATTACCATTTTCAGTTAGAAAAATATATACAACTGACACGGCTACAACTGCTACGCAAATAATAGCATTATATTAAACTAGACTAAATTAAATTAAATCAAATGAAAAAAGTAGAAGAAACAAAAGTAATCAAAGCAGATCAATTAGAAATTATTAAAGAACACCAAGTAAAGTTAAACAAAGCTTTAACTAATATTGGTTTTCTAGAAACTCAAAAACACAGCCTATTGCATGATTATGCGGGTATTGTTGATGATGTTGAAAAATACAAGGTTGAACTTGAAGAAGAGTATGGAGCTATCAATATTAATATTGAAGATGGATCTTATACTATTATCGAGAAAGAAGAAGAAAAGTAATAATGGCTTCTATAATAAGAAAAATTAGTATAGGAGCTGACTATAAGAATGACGCCATGCATTACGCTACAGGACAGCAAGTGTATGGTGGTCATACTATTTCAGACATACTATTTGATGAATCAGAATCTTCTTATAATATATTTATAAAAAAAGAAGATGAAGTTTTGCCTTGGAAGAAATTTAACTCCAACATGGCTATATCTGTTGAATATGATTTAGGATACGAATGAAAAGCATTTATCAATACATTATCAAGCCTTTAGGAGGTAGATATAGTAATGAGATTGATATAGATGGTAAGAAACTAATAGTTAACTCTAGTATTTCAGATCATAAATTCGTAAACAGATTAGCTGTAGTCGTATCAACTCCATTAGCTTACAAGAGTGAATTAGAACCTGGAGATATAGTTATAGTCCACCATAACATATTTAGAAGGTATTACAATATGAAAGGTAAATCTGTGAACAGCAGTACTTACTTTAAAGAAGACTTATATTTCGCTGGTCCAGATCAGGTTTATATGTACAAAAGAAACAAAACCTGGAAACCAAACGGTAATTATTGTTTTATAAAACCTATATTAAAAGAGGATGATTCTAGCTTAGAGAAACTAAAAAAGAATGTTGGGATAATAAAGTATAGCAATAGCTCATTAGAAGCTCTTGATATGCACCCAGAAGACTTTGTAGGTTTCAAGAAGAACAGAGAGTTTGAATTCTTAGTAGATAAAGAGTTATTATACTGCATGCAATCAAATGATATTCTAATTAAATATGAACATAAAGGAAACCAAAAAGAATATAATCCTAGCTGGGCAAGTAGCAGTTGAAGAACTAATTAAGGTAGCAAAAGAAAAGATCGTAGACTCAGAAGATGATATCTCGGCTGACAGACTTAAAAATGCTGCCGCTACAAAAAAATTAGCAATCTTTGATGCTTTTGAAATTCTATCAAGAATAGAAGCAGAAGAAAATATTTTAAACGACAAACCTGCCGAGACTAAAGTAGAGGCTTTTAAAGGGTTTGCTGAAGGTAGATCCAAATGATATATACACAAAGTTTATTTAAAATTGTTAAAGATCATATAAAACCTCAAGTTATAAAGAAAAACAATCGTTATAACAAATGGGATTACGGATACAATAAAGAGCATGACGTTATTGTTATCAGTAAAACTGGTAAAATAGGTGAAATATATGAAATACAAAACTTAAAAATAGCTTTACCTTTAGCTGATAAAGTATATAAAAGATCAGCTAAAATAGAAGAGCAGTTCTGGCAAGTAATTAAGTTGCCTGAAGAATTAAGTAAAATACAAACAGTCTTTGATTGGAATCAATATCCACAAAGCTTTAAAGATAAATGGTATGAATACATCAACCAAGAGTTTGTTAAACGTGAAGAAGGTTATTGGTACTATAACAAAGGTGTTCCTACTTATATTACTGGTACTCAGTACATGTACCTGCAGTGGACTAAAATTGATGTGGGGTCAGCAGACTTTAGGGAGTCAAACAGATTATTCTATATATTCTGGGAGGCTTGCAAGGCAGACAACCGCAGTTACGGAATGTGCTATCTTAAGAACAGGCGTTCTGGATTCTCATTCATGGCATCCGCAGACACTGTTAACCTCGCTACAATATCAAGAGATGCTAGGTTTGGGATACTCTCTAAATCGGGAGCTGATGCTAAGAAGATGTTTACAGACAAGGTTGTACCCATATCACTTAACTACCCCTTCTTTTTCAAGCCCGTACAAGACGGTATGGAAAGACCAAAGACGGAGTTATCCTACAAAGTACCGTCTAAGCGGCTCACGAGAAACTCGATTAAAGAGGCCAGCGAGGAGATACAAGACGGTCTCGATACCACGATCGACTGGAAGAACACCGGTGACAACTCGTACGACGGAGAGAAACTCAAGCTCCTCGTCCACGATGAATCGGGTAAATGGGAGAGACCGGACAACATCCTCAACAACTGGAGGGTCACGAAAACAACTTTAAGATTAGGTAGAAAAATAGTAGGAAAATGTATGATGGGTTCTACCTCAAACGCATTAGATAAAGGTGGAGCAAATTTTAAGAAACTATACGAAGCTTCGGACGTCACCGAAAGAAACCGCAATGGACAGACTAGTTCAGGATTATATAGTTTGTTCATACCTATGGAATGGAACTACGAAGGATACATTGATGCTCATGGATTTCCTGTATTCGACACTCCGAAAAAACCAATTAAAGGTATTGACGGAGAAGAAATAGATATAGGTGTTATATCGCATTGGGAAAACGAAGTTGATGGTTTAAAGAACGATCAAGACGGTTTAAATGAATACTATAGACAATTTCCAAGAACAACTAAGCATGCTTTTAGAGACGAAGCTAAACAAGCTTTGTTCAATTTGACTAAAATATATGAGCAAATAGACTATAATGAAGATCTTCGTAACACTAATGTTGTTACGCAGGGTAATTTTCAATGGGAAGGTGGGATTAAAGATACTAGGGTGATGTTTTTACCAAGTAAAAATGGTAGATTTTTCGTTAGTTGGGTTCCTCCAAGTAATTTGCAGAATAAGTATATATTAAAAAATAATACAAAATATCCAGGTAATGATCATTGTGGCGCATTTGGCTGTGATAGTTATGACATATCAGGAACGGTAGATGGTAGAGGATCCAACGGTGCTTTACATGGTTTAACTAAGTTTTCAATGGAAGACGTTCCTCCTAATTTATTCTTTTTAGAATACATAGCTAGACCACAGACTGCTGAGATATTCTTTGAAGACGTGTTAATGGCATTAGTTTTTTACGGTATGCCAATATTAGCAGAGAACAATAAGCCTAGACTATTGTATTATATAAAAAGAAGAGGTTACAGAGGATATTCTATGAATAGACCAGACAAGATTATGTATAAATTATCTGTTACCGAAAGAGAGATAGGTGGAATACCTAACTCAAGCGAAGATATAAAGCAAGCTCATGCAGCTGCTATAGAAGATTATATAGAAAACCATATAGGTTTACAAGACGAAGGTTATGGTAACCCCC